GGGAAACCTTATGCGTACAAAGATACTTTGGCTCTCACACAGGCTGGTAGAAATGCCATAACTCGATTTATTGTCAATGAAGTAGAGTGTAATGGAAAACATTTGATCTTTAATAAGACTGATGTTAAATTTTCACTTCCTTTTTTGGCTGGAAAAGTCGAGAATGCCTGGATCAATCATCTCAATTATACTGAGGCGCAGTTTGAGAAATTTTGTGCGGCTGGGTCCAAGTGCTATTGCGGTTTTGCTACCGTTTTGCACTGGTTGCCTGGAGCCACAGGAGATCGATTTCTGATGAACAGCGCTGAGTGTTATAACTATGCCTCTTCAAAAGATTTGCTTGCTGAATGGTCTAGAGACTGCCATTATTATACTAGTAACTGTATGTATCCGGACTTTATAGGAAGTGAATATCCTACAAGGGAGCCAAATACCACTCCCAAGCCTGCCATAGCCACGCCTAAACCTCAATTGTTGTCAAGTGACCTTTCTGATTTCGTATATTTTACCTACAAATTTGGAATGGTTGCGTTGATGTTGTATACCGCAATTGCTTTTGTTTTGTATTCTTATGCGAAGATTGAGCGAGCAGCTCATATCTTTTACTTTGAGACACAAGAGTGGCTTCTTTCACATCCGACTTTTGATAGAACTTTAACTTTGATTGCTAGTCCAAAGACTGTGCTTTTAAAGAAGATGTATCTTTCATATGTGAAATTGAAGAATTTTGCGCGTCGCAATAGTACTCAACTTAAACTTGTATTTGGTTTTTCAGCTGCTTCACTTGCGATTTATATCGTAGGTAGAATGAGACAGTCATCTAACGGAACAGTCATGTATGGCAACGCCATCATGAGAGAACAAGTTGATCCTTCATCGATGAGTATTGTGACTTTTGATAGAGAAATCAACTTTGAGCCTGGAAATCTTCGTAAGTGGAATAAAGCTGAAGGAGAAATCCAGGTTGCTAAGTTGAAAACCTATGGTGTTGGTTTTGATGATCTTGTTAACAAGTGTAGATCTTCAGTAATGAAGGTTGCCCTGAGGAAGGGCGCTTCGACTCAAGTTCTATATTGCCACATAGTGTTGTGGTCTCCTGATTGGTTGTCGTTTAATAGACACTTCCTGAAGGGAGAGTGGGATTACTTTTCTTTAGAGAAAGACGGAGCTGTGCATCGTTATGACAAAAATGATGTTGTTGAGTCCGATAGCGAGCTGTATTTTGTTAGAAATTATTTCAACCCAGCTTGTTATCCCATTAATAAGTTTTTGTCGGAAGATCTGGGTAATGGTCCATATCAAATTTGCTATTTGGCAGATGGACGGCTGGAATATGCCGTGGCCAAGAAATGTGACTTTTACTCTGACGTAGATCAGAAGATGTACCCCTCTTTAGAGTGGAGGGATGTGAATGACAAAGCCGTCCAAGGAGATTGTGGACAGCTAGTGCTGTTTCAAGTTTCTGGTGGATGGGCCATAGCCGGTTGTTTCGCTTATCGAAAGTTAACTGGTCATGTCGGATGTACCTCATTGGTTTGGAAGGATTACGCACAAGTTTGTGCGAAGGATCCTTACCCAACTACGGATACTGTCCTACTTTCATCGCAGAATCTTCAACCGTTGTCGCAACGTTCGGAATTTAGGAATATGTGTTCGCCTTTTGTATTACCCATAGGTACTGCAACTGGAGTAACATCTTCGTTTTCCACGCGTTTTAAGAAGACATCCTTGTATTCACATTTTTACCCAAAATTGTCCAAGGATTATTCTCCACCGAAGTCCATTAGAGGATTGGTAGGTGATGAATATAAGTCTGCCCTTGGTCATACTTTCAAGAATTTGAATTTGAACGATGAAGCACCTTTGTCTTTGCAAATGCGTGCAATGCATGCCTACCTGAATGACGTTTGTCCCGTTGACAATATCAGAACAAGACGTGTTGTGATACGCCCAATTGAGTTTGTGGAAGCTCTGTTCGGATGTCCTGAAATGGGCATAGATCGAATGACTTTCAAAACTTCGTTGGGCAGGAAACTTCGTGAGTTGGGAATGAAAAACAAGTATGACCTTTTCTTTGTAAAGGAAGATGATAAACTATATCTCAAACCTGAGGTTAGATCAATGGTCGTAACTTTGTTGGATCACGTTAAGAAAGGAGTTCTTCCTACTGTTGATGTTGATTTTTCCCCAAAAGACGAAATTCGTCCTACGGATAAGGTCAATGATATGAATATCAGACTCTTCAGTGTTTGTGATTTTCATTACAACATTTGTTTGAGAATGTATGTCATGCCTCTCATTACCTATCTGTTGGGAGTTCCATATTTGTCGGAATGTTTTGGACAAATGAATGCTGGCTCAAAAGAGTGGAACGCTCTTGCTAACTACCTTCTTTCAAAGGGAGGCATTGTTATCGACATGGACTTCAAGAGTTTTGACACTAGTCATAACATTAAGAAGTTCTTTGTTGGAGCTTGTTTCATGTATTTGTTAGCGCTGCGACTTCATTATACTCAAGAGGAAGCTAACATAGTTTTCTACTTGATGTTAATGTTGAGAGTCCAGTTGTTGAGATATATGTCCGACGTTGCTGTCAAATTTAAAGGAATGCCAAGTGGTGCCATTATTACTTTGATCCTGAACTCCATTATCAATTCTATATTGATGCGCATGGCGTATGAGATCTTGGTTAATAAGCCACTTAAGGATTTTAAGAAAGATGTTTCTCCTGCTACTGTAGGAGATGACAACGCTTCTGGTGTATCTAAGGACATCGTTGAGTTGTTTAATATGGAGTCTATCCAACCCCTGTACTTGAAGTGGGGATATGCGGTGACTTCGGCTTCTAAGTCTGCGGACGTTAAGAAGTACCTTTCTATTGACGAATTGGTGTTTGTCAAGAGACGTTTCGTCATCTCAAATGACCTCGGTGGGTTGTATGTAGCTCCAATCGACAAGGATTC